CCTTTGCGATAAAGGTGTTAATTTTATATGGAATACTAAAGTTACATCTATAAAATTTGACACTCAAGTAGCTAAATTTGAAGGTGGAGAACTTAATTATGATACACTTATATTTGGTGTAGGCAAGTCAGGAATTGACTTTGGCAAGCAATTAGCAGAACAATATGAATTACCAACTGAACCAAAACCAGTTCAAATTGGTGTACGTTTTGAAGCACCACAAAAGCACTTCCAAAAACTTATTGATGTAAGTTATGATTTTAAATTATATCGCAAATTTGAAGATGAAGGTGTATCACTTCGTTCATTTTGTACTAACAATAATGCAGCATATGTAGCACTTGAAGAAACATATGGTGATTATAGCTATAATGGTCATGCTAAAAAAGGAGAAGAACATAGAAACGATATGACTAACTTTGGTATCTTAATGGAAGTTAAAGGTATTGAAAAACCATTTGATTGGTCTCGTGAATTAGTTTCTAAGGTAAATAGAATGAGTATTGTATGTGGGGAAGGATATGGTAGCAAAAGAGCTATAGGACGTTTCCAAGCTAAATATAAAGCAGGTCTTTATTACAGCCCCTCAGGTAAAGATAAAACACTTACATCCGAAGGTGACTGGGTCAAAGCCCATTACATTGGAAAATCAGAATTACAAGTGATAAAGGATGCATTTAAGGGATATTTTCAATACATTGAAGATTTTATTGAAGATATGAAAAAAGTATTTCCAACACTTGAAGATGATTGGGGTATGTATATTCCTGAAGTTAAGTATCTTTCACCTGAACCACTTGTAAATTATAAGGATTTAAGCTTAACAACATATCCTAATGTACACTTTGTAGGTGATGCATTAAGTGCTCGGGGAATTACAGTATCGGGTGCACAAGGAACTTTAGTAGCAGAACAAATATTATTGTTACAAAAAGAAGTAAATGATTTTTTAAATGACCCTGCTAATAATCAAGAACCCCATGAAATGGGGGATACACATGAATATATTATGGGGGGTTTAACAATGCCTAAAGAAAATACTAATAAATTAAAATAATGGGAAAAGAAAACGAATGGCCTAAACCAAGACGAATTAAGACTCCTGAGGGTACTATCCTCCATACATGGAATGGAAAACTCCATAATTGGGATGGACCAGCTCTTATACCTGAGGGTGCAAGACGCCTAAGAGAATATTATCTTTATGGCATATTCCACACTGAAGAGGAATGGAAAGAAAAAAAACGAGACAGAACAGGATTACCTTGGTATAAAAATCCTGCAATGCGTGAATCAGCTAGACAAGGAGGATAATGAAAATAGGATTATGTGGAACAATGTCAGTAGGCAAAACAACACTTGTAAAGGCGTTGTCTGAACTATCTGAATTTAAAGATTATAAGTTTAGAACAGAACGTTCTAAATATTTGATGGGATTAGGTATTCCATTAAACACGGATTCAACTACTAAAGGTCAAGCAGTATTTTTAGCTGAAAGAGCTAGTGAATTAATGCAAGAAAACATTATTACGGATCGTACTATTATTGATGTTATGGCCTTTGCTAAAGCTTCCAAATCTATGAACTATCTGGATGCACAGGAATTTTGTAATTTTGCTTCAACAATGTTAAATGAATATGACTACATTTTTTATGTATCTCCTGAAGGTGTTGAAATTGAAGATAATGGTGTAAGAGAAACAGATGTTAAATATAGAGAGACTATTAATGATATAATTAGTATCTTAATTACTCAACATAGACATAAAATCAAAAACCTCCACACTTTATCAGGCTCTACTGAGGAACGTATTAAGCAGATATTAAAAAATGTTGAACTTTAATATTTATTAACATGAAATTATGGAAATATATTTTGGGTGCCTTAACTTTTATAGGAGGATTATTAGTTATTAATTCTTCTAGGAAAACAAAAGAAATTAAAAAAAAGGTTGAAACCAATAAAAAAGAAATAAAGCAAGTTAAAGCTAAAAGCAAAAAAGTAGAAGCTCAAAAAGCAGAAACTGAAAAGGCAATTAAAAAACAAAATGAAAAAGTAGTTAAAACTAAATCAAAAGTTAAAAATACTACTACTGCTAAAAAAACCACTAGTGATTTCAAAAAGAAATATAGAGGAAAAAAATGAAAAATTTATTATTAATTTTATTTTTATTTTTATCTAGTATTTTTTATGCCCAATTTACTGAACCTACTAAAAATCACGTTATTACTGAAATGGATGGTGATGTAGTAATAGATTGGTATTCGGAAAATGATACTATCCCAATCCCAACTACAGAGTTAGAAGAGTTTTTCTTAGCTTTAGATACTCTAGAAACACAAGATTCTATTAAAACCGTTTTAATTAAACAATTAGAAAAACAAATAGAATTTCATCTAGAATTAAACGACCATAATAGAAATCTTCTTTTATATAGAGACCAAGAGATAGAACTATTAAACAACCAGATAGATTTACATTTGGATCATTTAAATCAAGTAGATAAATGGTATAAAAAACCCTGGACGGGGGCAGTAGGAATACTTCTATTACTACATGTTGTAGATTATACATTGCCCCAATGAGTGATTTAAAACAAATAATTAGACAGGAATATATAAAATGTGCTAAGGATCCTATTCACTTTATGAAAAAGTACTGTATGATTCAGCATCCACAAAGAGGCAGAATTAATTTTCATTTATATCCTTTCCAAGAAAAAGTTTTAAAATTAGTTCAAGAAAATCCTTATTCAATTATTCTTAAATCTCGTCAATTAGGAATTTCTACATTATCTGCAGGATACTCGTTATGGATGATGACTTTTCATAAGGATAAAAACATTCTTTGTATAGCAACAAAACAGGAAACTGCTAAAAATATGGTTACAAAGGTTAAATTTATGTATGAAAATTTACCTTCATGGCTTAAAGTAGATTACGAAGAAAATAACAAATTAACACTTCGATTAACAAACGGATCCCAAATTAAAGCTACATCAGCATCAAGTGATGCGGGTAGATCAGAAGCAGTTTCTCTTCTATTGATTGATGAGGCAGCGTTTATTGAAAATATTGGAGAAATATGGGCATCAGCACAACAAACCCTTGCTACGGGTGGTGGGTGCATAGCATTATCTACTCCTTACGGTACGGGTAATTGGTTCCACCAAACTTGGTCAAGGGCTGAAGCTAAGGAAAATGATTTTTTACCTATTAAATTACCTTGGTTTGTTCATCCTGAAAGAAATCAAGATTGGAGGGATAGACAAGATGAATTATTAGGTGACCCAAGAATGGCAGCCCAAGAATGTGACTGCGATTTTAGTACATCAGGAGATGTAGTATTTTATCCTGAGTATGTAGAATTTATGGAAAAAACTACAATTAAAGATCCACTTGAAAGAAGAGGAGTTGATCAAAATCTCTGGATTTGGGAACCTGCAGATTATAGTAGATCTTATATGATTACAGCTGACGTAGCTAGAGGAGATGGAAAAGATTATTCTGCTTTTCATATTTTTGATATTGAATCAAATGTTCAAGTAGGTGAATATAGAGGACAGGTAGGTACTAAAGATTTTGGTAATATACTAACAGCAATAGCTACAGAATATAATAATGCTATGTTGGTAGTAGAAAATGCTAACATAGGGTGGAGCACTATCCAGACTATAATAGATAAAAACTATGAGAATCTATATTACTCACCTAAAGCAGATGCTCCTGATGTAAGTTCTTATTTAAAATCATATAGTAGGAGTTCAAATATGACTGCGGGTTTTACTATGTCTTCAAGAACTCGTCCTATGGTTATTGGTAAATTCCAAGAATATGTAGGTGATAAAGGAGTTACAATAAGATCAAAACGTTTATTAGAAGAAATGAAAACGTTTATTTGGAAATATGGTAGAGCGGAAGCTCAAACAGGCTATAATGATGATTTATTTATGAGTTTTGGTATCGGCTTATATGTACGAGATACCGCATTAAAATTTAGACAACATGGAGTAGATATTACTAAAGCCGCTTTAGGTTCTATAAAAAAATCTCAATCTTCGTATAAAGGAGCTTATTTTGCTACGGGTAATGATAATCCCTATAGTATGGATAATGGAAAAGGAGGAACTGAAGATTTTAGTTGGCTTTTATAATATTTATTCATATATTAATATACAATGGCTGATACAACAGTATTTACAAGACTAAAAAGACTATTTTCCACAGACGTAATTATTCGTAATGTAGGAGGAAGTAAATTAAAAGTTCTTGATTTTAACCAACAACAACAAGCTGGTCAAATCGAGACTAATTCTATGATAGATAGATTTAATCGCTTATATACTACTAACCAAATGCCAGTATATAATCCGGCATTAAATTATCAAGTACTTAGAACTCAATTATATTCGGATTATGAAGCTATGGATACAGATGCTATAATAGCATCTGCCTTAGATATATTAGCAGATGAATCAACCCTTAAAAATTCTATGGGTGAAGTTCTCCAAATAAAATCATCTGATGAAAATTTGCAAAAAATTCTTTATAATTTATTTTATGATGTTTTAAACATAGAGTTTAATTTGTGGATGTGGATTCGCCAAATGTGTAAGTATGGTGATTTCTTCTTAAAATTAGAAATTGCAGAAGAATTTGGTGTGTATAATGTTATTCCTTATACGGCATATAATATCATCAGAGAAGAAAAAATAAGTGACTCAAATCAAAAAGATGTAGAAGTAAAATTTAAGTTTGACCCAGATGGGTTAAGCGGAGGAGGAGAATATGGTGGTTATTTTGGAGGAATAACCTCTCCGGGTTCAACAACTAACAGTGGTAGGGCTATATATTTTGATAATTATGAAATAGCTCATTTTAGACTTTTATCGGATGTAAATTATCTCCCATATGGTAGGAGTTATATAGAGCCTGGTCGTAAACTGTTTAAGCAATATATCCTTATGGAAGATGCTATGTTAGTACATAGAATTGTCCGTGCTCCTGAAAAAAGAATTTTTTATATAGATATAGGAAATATTCCTCCTGCTGAAGTAGAAAACTTTATGCAAAAAACCATATCTACTATGAAGCGTACCCCCTATGTTGATCAACAAACGGGTGAATATAATTTAAAATATAATATGCAAAATATGTTAGAAGATTTTTACCTTCCTGTTAGGGGAGGAGAATCTTCTACTAAAATAGATACCACACCTGGAATGCAGTATGATGGTATTCAAGATATAGAATATTTAAGGAATAAATTATTTGCTGCTCTTAAAATACCAAAAGCATTTTTAGGATATGATGAAAATACAGACGGCAAAGCTACTTTAGCCGCTGAGGATATTAGGTTTGCTCGTACTATTGAACGTATTCAAAGAATTATTCTTTCTGAATTGTATAAAATAGCGGTTGTTCATCTTTATACACAAGGATATGATGGTGATGATTTAGTTAATTTTGAACTTAATTTAACTACTCCTTCAATAATTTATGAGCAAGAAAGGGTAGCGTTAATGAAGGAAAAACTAGATCTTGCTGCTCAAATGCAAGAAACTAAACTATTCCCCTCAGACTTTATATATGATCATTTATTTCACTTTAGTGAAGATGAATATCATGAATTTAGAGACTTAGTTAGAGAAGATTCTAAACGTGCTTTCCGTAATGCTCAAATAGAAGCTGAAGGAAATGACCCAGTTGAAACTGGAGAATCATATGGTACACCTCATGATTTAGCTTCACTTTATGGTAAAGGTAGGTATTATGATGAACCTGATAATGTACCTGCAGGGTATGATGAAAAAGAATTAGGACGTCCTGAGGAAAAAGTTTCAAATATTAATACTCAAGATGGAAACTTTGGCAAAGATAGATTAGGGGTTGATACTATGAAAGGTAAAGAAAATGAGTCAAGTGCTATAAAACCTACATATAAAGGTGGATCTCCTTTAGCGTTAGAAGCTAAAACCGCTTATCTTCAAAATAAAGAAATGCTAAAAAAGATTCCGGTTAATCGCAAACAATTAGTATTTGAGCAAGATGAATCACTTCTTGATGAAAAACAATTAAAGAAGTGAAAATCCTTATATATTTATAAAAAAGCCTATAGATGAACATCAAACATTCCAAGTATAAAAATACAGGTC